ATAGATATGCCTTTAGGATTTGCAAGATCAGTTTTAACCAAACCAGCATCAGCATCAGTTGGTGCCTACGCATTTAACGATAACAAAGCAGGAGCAAGTTCAGCAATCAATGGTGCTGACAAAGCCTCTTATGTGACCACACTGGGTGCTTCAAAACTCACAGATGCTGGTGCATTCAGTATAGTGATGTGGTTGCGAGTGAATGGATTCACAGGCAACGTGGACACAGCCGCAACATATGGTGGTAATGATTACACGATATTATTACAGAGTTATAAAGGTACTGGTGCCAATGACAACAATGGATTTAACTTCACACTGAATACCACTTCCTTAGAATGTAATTTTTATAACAATGTTATTAATATTTTTGTTAATTCTTCAAAATCTGGAGGATCCTATGATACAGCACAAAAATACAAAGATAATCTATTGAATGGTAGATGGCATTGTGTAATGTTGAGTCACTCGTTGAGCACCGCAGCCAGTTCAAGATTATATATTGATGGTGTAGATGTGGCAGCAGGCAGAGGCACAGACACATCTGCAACCACATCAAATCAAGACGTGTGGCCAATATTTCCTTTTAGAATGAACAGACAACCCACAATCACAGCAGGATACACAGCAGACATGGAGTGCGGAGCCACAGTGGACATTGGTCCCACATGGTTCTATGATTCTGTTGTGGATTTTAGTTCATCCACTGTGAGAGGATATTATTACAATGCCTCAAACACAGATGGTTACGTGGATGGTGGCACTGCAGGCACCACAGGTGGAGCGGCAGCGGCAAAATTATATTGGTATCATTCAGCTTCTACTCTTGTAATGGGTGGATCATTGGCCAACACAACCACAACCAAAGTCACCAAAGGATCTGGAGATATTAATATTATATCCAACACAGCAGGACCAGGTTCAGGAGGCACTTACTAATGTATAGATTGACTTGGAGACCAAAAAATGTTGAAAGTAGTGTTTATACATTCAATTCATCACAAGAACTTGTGGATTGGGTATGGAACGAAGCAGGAAAAAATTGGTTCATGGTGTCTTTTAAACTGGAACAATTAATAGATGGAGAATGGCAAGAACCACAGGATCCTAAACCACAATTAAGGAATTTCTAGATGACCACTTGGCCCTCAGCATCAAAAGCAACCACAACACACACTGATGCAGGATCAGATTCACCTCGTTTGGCACGAGTGGATATCAATCAAAATATTTTAAATGTCAATGACATTATTGATTATCTCAACGGTGGAGGATCAGTAACCCTAACAGGCAATCAAATATCATTCAACAAGGGATATAAAGAAACAATTAATACTTTAACTTCTTCTGCATCCATAACAGTGGATGCTGGCACAGCATCAGTGCATAAAGTCACATTGGCACACAATGCTACTTTTAGTTTTACCAATCTTGTGGCAGGATCCAGTGTTTCCATTATCATAACACAGGATGGCACTGGCAACAGGCTGGGCACTTTTACTGATGTGCGATTTCCCGCAGGCACAGTGACATCATTGAGCACTGCGGCTAATAAAATAGATATATTAAACATTTTCTATGATGGCACCAACAAGTTTGGCACTGTCAATAGAGACATGACAGCATAATGCCACTGGGAATACAAAAGTTAAATGGCAACAGCGGTCCAGCTGATTTACCATTACCTCCATACACATTGTCAGGCATGGAAAAACCAGCCAACATGATTGGCAGATGTCCATTGCCAGCTTGGCCAGCAGGTGATGGTGGTTTAACTTTAGGACCAGGCCGTTCAGGCAGTGCTATCACACAATCAGGTTCAGGTAATGGTAGATTTACAGGTCTTTGGGGAGCATTACGAATTAGTTTTTGGATCAGAACATCACAGAATCGCGGAGGTGCTATTTTAGCATTTGCTCCTGCAGTCACAGGCAGTGGATCTGGTCCCAATCCAGCTGGCACAGATACATTTGGAATATCTGTAGGAGCTGATGGTATTTCAGCAGGAGGAGCAGAATGCCTATTTGATTTAAACGAATTTAACTCAGGATGGCATCATGTATTTTTTGCATTTAACACAGACAGCACAGTACATAATCTATATGTGGATGGCAGACCCAAGACTTGGACCACACCCTCTTCAGGATCAGCATTCACCAGTGGATTTGATGCATTACACATAGGAGGAGTGATAGAAAATTTTAAACAAGGTGTCACTGATTACAACACAAACTTTAGTTGGTCAGGTGGCACACAGCAGTTTGATATTGCACAATTGGCAGTGTATGAAGGTGGAGCAGTGTCAGATTTTTATCCACTCTATGATCTTGGCACCACAGGCAAAGCCCCTGGAACTTTTACAAGATTGGTTGTCAACACCACTGGAGGAGCACATCCATATCCTATAATTTACATACCATTTAACTGGTCTGATTTCAATCCCGTGTTGGGTTGGGGATTGTCCTCTGCCACATCAGGGCCTTATGATTTCACAACAGGCGGAACCAGTGAAGCTAACATATTCAATCATAGCAGTCAAATCACCTGGTATGACCTCACAGGCAAGACCAGCGGAGTGGTTGGCAATGGACCCATCAGCAGTGGTGAACGTTTGCCACCTGTTAAATCAGTGCCATATGGATCACCTGCAGAATTTACATACAATGCCAACAGAGAGTTATATTACAACATACCCTTGGGTGGTAGTATGAATTTTTGGGCATATGATGATCTTTCGCAAGATTGGATCATAAACTCAGCAGTTTATTTGAATACCAGTGATGCCACTATAAGAACACCCACAAATGATTATCGCACTATGTTATTCAAACGAGATCACGACACTGGCAAAATTCTTTGGACTATTTTTAATCAAGGGGGACCAGCCACACCCACTAACGACTATAATTTTGAATTTAACTACACACCTTCAGCAGGATGGAATCATTACAGTTTTTTATTCTCTTCTCAAGACACGGATATAAGAACCAAGACAGTGCAGTTATATGTCAACGGAGTTCTTGCAAGAACAGTCAGTCAGTTTGACACATATGGCACTTTCACAATCTTTACGATAGGAGAAAATATTGGATTTGATGGGGTCAGCTTCCAACAACTCTACATCAAACGATCAGGCAGGATAGACACCAGAGGTAGATATGTGGAATTTGGAGGCACAGCAGTCACGGACACTGACCCAGGTGTCTTAGCAGCCACAAATGATCTATACGAACGTTTCACACCCACTTTGACCAATTTAGTGGAACCCAATGCCACAGCGAGTTAAAAATGCGATCATTGTATTATTATAACCATAACTGATATAAATAAAAAGGTAATTACAACAAGGAGAACAAATTCATGTCAGCCGCTTCAAACGCATTAGAGAACAGAGTGTTAAATGGCACCCTAAGAGGTTATGCCACAGCCTACACGGCACCCGCAGCCACCAATATTAAATTAGCATTATTTTCAGGCACAGCATCAGATGTGTTGGTAGCACTGGAATCAGGCACATCAGCAACCACAGTAGGAAATTGGGGTCGTCACGAGATCAACACAGGATCATATGCCAGAACACAGATCACATTTGGTTCAGATGCCACCACAGGTTCAATTTCAAACACTACCGCAACCACATTTCCCACAGCATCTGCCAATTACAACAACACCAACAGTGATGGATCCACAGTAACTTGTATTGCTATCATTGATGAGAGCAGATCACCCAACGAAATAATGTACTATGGAATTTTAAATAATTCTAAGGAAATTTTAAGCGGAGACACTTTCCAAGTTTCTACAGGTAATCTTACAATCTCGTTGGCATAAACGAGGAGAGCATAGCCCATGGCTATCAAAGGTTTAACGGATCTATCAGTCTATGTAATAGATGGATTCACAGCACTCAATTATACCAAGCCTGCCATATCACAGGGTGATTTTGTCACCAGCAATTTTGTAGCATTTGATTATGTTCTAGAAGACCTTGAACTCACAAGCAGTTTCACTCTACAGGCTGAAGGCACTGTCAGCATAGTGGCTGTGGAATTGAATTCCGCATTTACGTTGTCAGCAGAAGGTCTCAGAGTGGACTTTGGAGCGGCCAGTCTACAATCACAATTTGCGATCACAGAACAGACAGGTGCTATCAAGTCATCTGGTGTGCTGAATCTACAGGCATTCTACACACAGGTGCAATTGGCTGGTTATCTATTAGAACTGGAACCAGAAGACTATACCTGGCAAACATTTGCGGAAGATGCCATCATTGATAGATCGTGGGATGATTGGTTTGCTGACAGATGGGACAGCTCAGCCATACTATTCACTATAAACACCGTGAGCAGAGCAGTAGGTGGATTCCTTGCTCAAGGTTCTGGTTCTATGAATTCTGCCTTTGCAGAAGAAGCAACCTACACAAGATTGCGAGATCAAAACACAGCACAGATATATGGATCAGTGGCCACATTATTAGGATTGGGTAATGCCACATTGACAGGATCAGGTTCTCACAACGCAATATTCAGCACAGCATCTGATTATATCAGATACAGGGATCAAAGCACACCTATATCTCATAATGCTCTATTCACCAGTACACAGAATGCCAATGCCAAGTTTGGTCCTTCCAAAGAATTGACATCCTCATTTGCCAGCACACAAAATGGCAATGCCACATTTAGACCATCTAGAGAAATCACAGCCATCTTTGGTCTATTAGGAAATCTTAATTTCTTGATGGCTCAATTGAGACCAGCAGAAATGCAGGCATTTGCTTTTGAAATTTCAGAAGGAAGATTGATATCTCTGCCAGATCCTTATTTCACAATCAAGGCATTACAGGAGTTTAGAACCTATATCGTACCAGAAGAATCTCGTATAATAGAATGTTTAGGTGAAACTCGTGTAAATACAGCACCAACAGAAAACAGAGGAATAGAAGTGTTGCAGGAAACAAGGAATTATCGCATATTCACTCCAGCATTTAAAAACAGATCTTCTATACCAAGAGTGAGAGGAGATTATTAACGATGGCCAATTTAACAGGTTTTAAAAGAGACAACGAAGGTGCTTACATAGAAAAAGCATCCTCAGCCAATATCAAATATGCTGTGGATTTTACAGATTATCTCAATTCAGGAGATGCTATCAGTTCAGCCACGGTATCCATTGAATCTATCACAGGTGATACCAATGCTCTGAGACTTCCAACTAATGCCGCTACAGATGTGGTGATAACATCCACACTCGTAAGCATTAGATTGAGAGGTGGCACACTGGGTAATATATACAATGTGGATGTGACCATTACAACCAGCAACGGTGACATTGACAAAAGAAGATTTAGAATAATTATAACAGAGAAACATCTATAATGCCTGAAATTAAACAATACAAACTGGACAAGGATCTAATCTTTAAACTGGCACAGATACACTGTACCTATGAAGAGATTGCACAGGTGGTAGGAACCACAGTGGGCAACCTACAGAAAAGATATAAAAATTTAATAGAACAAGGTCGTGGAGAAGGTAAGAAAAGTTTAAGAAGATCACAGTATGAGAAAGCTCTACAGGGTGATGTGAGAATGCAAATTTGGTTAGGTAAACAATGGTTAGATCAAAAAGATTCTCCAATGGATGTGCAGAATACAGAACCTCTTCCTTGGAACGAAAACGAGTAAAGTAAATGAAACTATCTGAGCCACAAAAAACGGTGGCCCATGATCCTACAAGGTTTCGCGTGTTAGTAACTGGTCGTAGGTTTGGGAAAACCACATTAGCCATCAGAGAACTCTGCTTCACAGCCAGAGAGCCCAACAAAGTGTGTTGGTATGTGGCTCCATCATATAGACAGGCCAAACAGATTGCCTGGGTTCAAGTCAAAAAAGTATTACAAGAATTGAGATGGGTGAAAACCATCAATGAAGCAGAACTTACCATTCTATTGAAGAATGGTTCAAGAATATCTTTGAGAGGAGCAGACAATCCAGATTCATTGCGAGGAGTAGGTATAGATTTTCTTGTGATGGATGAGTGTGCTGACATAGAGCAGGATGCTTGGACACAGGTCCTAAGGCCCACACTATCAGATACCAAAGGTAGGGCTCTGTTTTGCTCAACCCCCAAGGGGCTAAGTTGGTTATATGATCTATTTCAACAGGGACAGATGGGCAATCCAGAATGGAAGAGTTGGCAATATACCACTCTACAGGGTGGATGGGTGGATATAGAAGAAATAGAGCAAGCCAAAAAAGATCTATCAGAAAAAGTTTTTAGACAGGAATATGAAGCCACGTGGGAAACCTTTTCTGGAGTTACCTACTACGGCTTTGATATTAAACACAATGTAAAGACTTTTGAAGTGCCTGATTACGTGACCATGCTTCATTTGGGACAGGATTTCAACGTATCCCCCATGTCCACTGTGGTATCTTATATTCAAGATGGTGTGGTTTATGTATTTGATGAGATATCCATGTATGGTTCCAACACAGATGAAGTGTGTGAAGAAATACACAACAGATACAAAAATAAGAAGATATTCGTTTATCCAGATCCTGCTTGTAGACAGAGAAGATCATCAGCAGGTGGCAAAACAGATCTTATGATACTGCAAAATGCTGGTTTTATTTGTAAATTACACAATAGACATATGGCTGTGAGAGATAGAATTAATTGTGTTAATTCTAAACTCAACTCAGCGGCAGGAATTAGAGGCATAATAATACACCCTCGCTGTCATAATCTGTTAAATAGCATACAGAAACAATGCTTCAAGGAAGGTACCAACGTTCCTGAAGCAGGAATACATTCACATATGAACGATGCATTAGGATACCTTATTTCTTTCTTATTTCCAATCAATAGATATCACGAGCCATCAGAGGTCAAAACATTTAATGTAAAAATAGGAAGGACACATGGCAGATTATAGTTTCGTAAATCAGATGAGCAGTGCAGGTGGCACCAACACCCAAGGATTGCCCACACATGAAGAATATCAAAATTTTATTAGAAGATGGAAGTTTTTAAATGCTTCTTATCTTGGTGGTGTGCAATACAAGATGGGTCAGTATCTTACAAAATATATTTTTGAGAGTGATGCTGATTACACCAACAGAATAGCACAGACACCATTGGACAATCACTGCAAGGCAGTAATCCATATCTATAACTCATTCCTATTTAGACATGAACCAGACAGAAAGTTTGGTAGCATGGAAGGTATGCCAGAATTGGAACAATTTTTAAAAGATGCAGACATGGATGGTAGAAGTTGGAAAAGTTTTATCCAAGACGTGAACATTCAATCCAGCATCTATGGCCATTGCTGTGTACTGGTTGATAGACCTGAAACACAAGTGGGCACAAGAGCAGAAGAATTACAACAGGGCATCAGACCTTATGTGACTATCTACACTCCAGAAAACATACTGGATTGGAGTTTTGTGAGAATGCCTAGTGGCAAATATGAATTGCAATATGTTCGTTTCTTAGAGCAGGAAGAAAGAAGTTTTCAACAAGATACCAGCTATTACATCAGAACCTGGACCAGAGATGAGATCATATTAGAAAGTTATAAACCAAAAAAATCTAAACCTATAGAAATAGTTGAGAGAAAAGCCAATCCACTGGGCAAAGTTCCAGCGGTATGGGTCTATGCCAATAGATCACCTATAAAAGGAATTGGAGTCAGCGATATTGGGGACATATCTGATGCTCAGAACTTCCTTTACCAATTATACAGTGAAGCGGAACAGTTAATAAGATTAACCAATCACCCCACTTTAGTCAAGACAGCAGAAACTCAAGCATCAGCAGGAGCAGGTGCCATCATTGAAATGCCAGCAGACATGGATGCCAATCTTAAACCTTACATCCTACAACCATCAGGACAGAATTTACAAGCAATCCTACAGACCATAGATGAGACCATCAAAGCCATTGATAGAATGGCACATCTGGGTGCTGTGAGAGCTATTGAAACAAGACAGATGAGTGGTGTGGCCATGCAATCAGAATTTGTGTTATTAGATTCTAAATTAAATGAAAAAGCCAAAAATTTAGAATTAGCTGAAGAACAGATATGGAGATATTTTGCTGAATGGCAAGGCATGGAATTTGATGGAGAGATTGAATATCCCAAAGCATTCCATTTTAGAGACAAGAGCCTGGACATAGACATTCTTAAAAAAGCCGCAGATTGCAATCCCACAGATACAAGAGTTAGAGCCGCAATTGATATTAAAATATTAGATCTATTAGATCTTGATGAGGATGAATTGGCGGCCATCAATGATCAAAGAATTTTAGATCTTGATACTGTGAGTGAAGAAGCAAATTATGATATAGTATTACCACACGAGATGACAGATCCCATCACAGGTGAAACAAGAATGGTTGCCACACAAGAAGAACATATCGTTCTTGCCAATCAAGGATGGGTTCATCCTGTTCAGGAGATGTAATCATGCCAGTTCACAAATCTTTTAAAAATGGCAAAGCAGTGGGTTGGAGATGGGGCCGTTCAGGCAAAGTTTATACAAGTAAAGAAGCCGCAATGAAACAGGCCAGAGCCATCTATGCCAGTGGTTATAAAAAATAATGGAACCAAAACTGGTGCACAAGCACCTTTTAATTCGTGCTCTAGTGGATCAGGCTCCTGACAAAGACTTTGATTTAGATTCAGCACTACAAGATTTAATCACAAGAATAGATATGAAGATAATGGCAGGTCCCTTCACTGCCTACTGTGCCAACAAGGGAAATGAGGGTTGGTCAGGCACCTGCATCATAGAAACATCTCACATAGCGATACACTGTTGGAATGAGCCCAAGCCCAACGTGATCCAACTTGACGTGTATTCTTGTAAGGCACTGGACATCAATGAAGTCACTGATTGGTTGAATCAATATTTTGGCATCATGATGATGGATCACAAATTTTTAGACAGAGAGAATGGATTTGAATATATAATATAATCCATTATGGGACTTAGAAGATTATACCAAAAACCCTCAGAGTCAGCTAGACACGAGCAATTAAAACTTCTCTGTGAAGAGTATTTTACCAATATGCAAAAATTAATGGATAGACCCAGTCAATTGTATGCCTTTAGAGCAAGGAAGGCTTTGACCAGAATGAGAAAAGTGGCCTTTGAAAGAGGCAGAGAATTATTATCTTTGTATTCTCCATTTGAGAATAAAGGCAAACAACCCATAACCCCAACACAGAAACAAAAACATGATAGACACAAACACAGGATCAGCACTGATACCACCAGCAAATAACAGCAAGGGTAAAGTGAGAAGACCAAGACCGCAGACACCTAATAGAAAAAAACGATAATGTATCTTAATGCCAACATACCACTGATAGAATGCTATGTGAGAGGCAACTATCTCAGAGATCAAAGAGACAGTCATAATTTATATTTTAAATGTGTGGTGTTTGGTGTGTGTTCAATACCCAAACAATCACCACTATTTCATTTCATGATGGAGGATGGTGGTGTGTGGTGGAGAGCA